GGGTTATAAGGGTTTCCCGGAAAATGAAAGAACTCATTTCCGGATTTGGCTCATCGTGGAGCAAGCGGTACAGAGGGTGATCCAACGCCTTCTCCTTGCCACCGTTTTCCGTATAGCGGTAAAGATGGAGGGGCAAGCCTGCAACAGCTTCTGCCAGAATACGGACGCAGGAATACACCGCCGTCATCTGCATTGCAGAGCGTTCTGTGACTGTCTTGCCGGATGTGCTGTTACCCAGGAAAAAGGTGTATGCACTACCGGATGTTCTGTTTTGGGGCTTGTCCCTGCTACGGAACAGGCCGGAGAAAATACCCATTTATAAACCTCCTAATATTTTTAGAGGAGCGATCAACCACTCCGCACAGTGGGCGAACCAAGTGAAAACACCCTCTCGGGGGAGAGGGTATCCTCAAACAGAATGACTGCTCCAAAAGCTTAACGAATTGATGTGTATAGCGAACCGGGTTTTAGGGTCTGATTGTCGTTCAGCGGTGATGTATCCAAGGAGCCACCGCGCAAGCCAACCGCTAAAATATTTTTGGATTCACCTACGACCTTGCCATCCTCCACCACACAAAACTTAAATAAAAGTGGGGCAACCGTACCATCTCCCTGGATGCCGATCATCCCGCATTCCTGCCAATCCATCTCCTCGTTGGTGGGTTTCAGCAGGGGCAACAGCCAGGTGGTCAAATCCAAATCATAATGCCCCTGCCGGATATGCTTTACGTGCAAGGACATTATTGTTTTTAGATAGCCTTCATTCGGCATCCATTCCGGTACTTCGGGATAATTCACATCATAGATGCCTTCGCCGTTGCCGTAGGCGTGGGTTGCCAGTTGGCCGTATCCCAGTTTACACACACCTTCACCCGGCTCTTCATTCCAGTTGCTTGGGTGACGCCAGTAGGTGGATCTATGCCGTCTTCTCATGCACTGATACACATAGATTGCGGTTGACCCCACTTTGTAATCAACACCGTGAAGGGAAATCCTCAAGGTGTGCGAAGCGGCATCATCGGGGTTTATGCGTTTTTCCAATGTGGTATAGCAGGGTGTAAGCTTCTGTTCCACCTTTGCCATCTGCGTCCGCAACTGCTCCCACACCGGGAGGCTTTGGGCTGACGAGCTGTCGTTGGCGGCTACCGGTCCCGGCTTCACAGAACCCAAGCTGCACATCGTGGTAGGAAGCACGGTATCACCATCCTCCGAATAACCACGCAGACCAACCTTTACGGTTTTACCCGGCAGTGAAAGGATCTCCGGAGGGACGGCGCAGGTATCCGGGGATGCCCACTCCGCTTCCAACAGATCAATGGTAGTTGTACCGTTAGTAAATACAGCCACCTTGGACAGTGCTGACCACTCCTCCGAAAAGGAGAAGTGCAGGAAAATGGCGTTCACCATTCCGCTGGTCAGCGTTTCCAAGTTGGCTGCGACGGCATCTGCTTTGTTAATTGTTATTTCTATCAAGAAGCAAGCCTCCTATCGTATATGAGAAAAGAAAATAACTATTGACAATGACTCCAACTGGTAGTATGATTGCCTTACTACCAATTGGAGGTTTTAATTATGGAATTTGAAAGTTTAGATGGTTATTGTCTTGTACACGCCAACTCCAAGACCTGCCACAGCGCAACTTTGCGTGACCGGCGTCTTGTTCTTGGTATGACCCAAAAGCAGGTCGCAGAAAAGGCGGAAATCCCACTGGTCAGCTACCAGCGTTTTGAAAGTGGCGAGCGCAACATCCGTACCGCTTCTTTCCAACTAGCCTGCCGGGTTATTGAAGCTTTGGAAATGAATGTTTCTGATTTCTACCACAATGAATATATATTTGGTGAGGAAATCTACGCTACCAAAGAGGGTCTGCGTTTTAAGAAAACCGGCAGACTTGTTACGGAAGACATTACGGAAGATTCAAATAAATAACAGGCCACGGCTATCATAGACCGAGGAAGTGGTTTCATTACCACAACGGATTGCTCGATCCAAAGCCATAATGGTGGCTACGGCACCGTCAATCTTCTCTGTGGATTTTTCCTTGTCCGGCTTGATATTGCCGGCGGGGTCGGTGCGGATGAAGATGTTATCCATCATCCAGCGGAGAACCGGATGCCCACCGTGGGCAACCTTCTCCTCCAAGACCAGCTTCATTAGCTCTTTCGTTGGGGGACTCATATCCTTAAAGCCTTGACCGAAAGGCACAATGGTAAATCCGGCAGCATCCAAGTTTTGGCTCATCTGCACAGCACCCCACCGGTCATAGGCAATCTCCCGGATGTTGTATTTCTCACCGAGCCTTTCGATGAACTTCTCAATGTAGCCGTAGTGGACAACATTGCCTTCGGTGGTCTGCAGGAAACCTTGACGCTCCCATACATCGTATGGAACGTGGTCTCTCCGGACACGCAGATCTATGTTGTCCTCCGGTATCCAGAAGTAAGGCAAAATAATATATTTGTCGTCTTCATCACCGGGGGGAAACACCAGCACAAAGGCTGTGATATCCGTAGTGGAGGAAAGGTCGAGACCACCGTAACATACACGGCCTTCCAGCTGATCCTCATTCACGGCGAAGGCACACTTGTCCCATTTCTCCATAGGCATCCACCGGACAGCCTGTTTGACCCATTGGTTCAGACGAAGCTGCCGGAAGGCATTCTCTTCGCCGGGGTTCTGCTTGGCGGACTCGCAAGCGTCCCGGACCTTGTCGATGCCGACTGTAATCCCAAGAGAGGGATTTGCCTTTTTCCAGGTTTTAGGGCTTGTCCAGTCGTCCGCTTCGTCTGCACCGTAAATGACAGGATAAAAAGTGTGGTCAATTTTCCTGCCTTCAATAATATCCTTTGCCTTTTGGTGGACCTCATAGCAGATAGATTTGGTATCGTTGCCGGCCGTGGTGATAAGAAAGTACAGCGGTTGCATACGGGCATCACCGGAGCCCTTGGTCATAACATCATAGAGCTTCCGGTTGGGCTGGGTATGCAACTCGTCAAACACAACACCATGGGTATTAAAGCCGTGCTTGTTGCCGACATCCGCCGACAGCACTTGGTAAATGCTACCGGTGGGTTGGTATATGAGTCGCTTTTGGGAATCCAGGATTTTGACTCGTTTGGAAAGCGCCGGACACATACGCACCATATCAGCAGCCACGTTAAAAACGATGGATGCCTGCTGGCGGTCAGCGGCACAGCCATACACTTCGGCTCGTTCCTCAAAATCACCACAAGTCAAAAGCAAGGCAACCGCAGCCGCCAGCTCGGATTTGCCTTGCTTTTTTGGTATCTCAATGTACGCAGTGTTAAACTGCCGGTAGCCATTCGGTTTCAGCGTACCAAATATATCTCGAATAATCTGCTCCTGCCAGTCGATCAGCTCAAATGGCTTTCTTGCCCAGGTGCCTTTCGTATGGCACAGGCATTCTATGAAGTTGACTGCATAGTCAGCAGAAGCCTTATCGTAGTAGGAGCCTTTCGCCATAAATCGGGTTGGCTTATACTTTTTCAGTTTTCTGATACGCAGTCACCTCCTTCAAATGGGTATAAAAAAATAGCCGCCACCATAATGGTGCGACTTCGTGTATACGAGAAACAGCCCCTTCCGGGGTTGTTCTCTGCCGTTGTGGCTTAGAGCTTGATTTTCTTTCCGGTGATAATGTCTGTGACCGTGGTGCCGGTTCCAAAGGCTGCTCTCATCTCGTGCAGTTCTTCTTCGCTGTAGCCGTGCTTGGCTCGACTTTCCCGGTAGGCGGCGAAGGCTTTGGCTGCCTCGGCGCTGTTGGCGGCGGCGGTAGCTTCCAGGTTAATCCGGTCGGTGACCATTGCAACCTTCTGTGCCATATCGTCCATCAAAACCCGGCCGATGCAATTGTAGGCGATGCCGTTCTCATCGATGGTAATCTTTCCGGCTTCCAGATCGGTAGCGATCCGCTTCAGCTCTTGCTGTGCTTGCGCCTGCCAGTATTCACCCAAGCTACCGTTCAGTTCTCTTTCAAATCTTGTCATTGTCGTGTCCTCCTTGATTTGGGGTGTTCCCCTTTGGTAGTACACATTATTGCTCTGAATCAGCATAATAGCAAGCTAATTCGCTGGCATAAACTACACAATGATTTGCCCCGGAAACTGTGTATATTATGGCACCATACGAGGAAAAGAGCCCGGAGGCTCTGTCCCACGGCAATGTGGAATTGCAGGGTTAATTTCGTTTGGTCTCCTCAATGCACTGCATAATCAGCTCAATTTGACCTTTCCAATAGGGGTCGGCTAGGTCGGCGGAATTACAGTAGAATTCACCGCATAGTCCAATGTCTCCCAAATACTTACTGGCCTTCCAAACCTTAACGGTCCCATCACTGTTCCGGGATGTTCTCAGTCCCTTTGCCAGTAGCTTTTTCTTCAGCTCCGCATATTTACTTTTGTCATTGCTTGTCATCTCTTTGCTCCTCCTTAAATGCTCATCAATCGAATGGCAGGAACACGGGCGCGTTTTCCGGACTGCCAATCCGTGTAATTTGCGTTGACCTCGGTCAATCCTGCAATCCGGAAACCGTACTTCTCAAAGGCTGCCAAAGTGGAGATTAGGCTAGAGAAGGTACTGCTGATCGTGAACTCGGTGATCCCGGCTTCCTTGAATGTGTCTGCAATAGACTCCACATCGGTGTCCCAAATGACCTCGGAAAAATCAACCATATCGTTGCCTGCATCGATGCTCTTTCGGTATGCCCAAAAGGCCGTGCCGTTGATGCCGTAGTCCTTAAGGCTTCCTGCCTGCTCTGCGATTGCTTTTTCAAAAATGTCGATCTTCTTCATTGTGCTGACCTCCTTAGATGCCCTTGCCCCATGCAATGTTGTTTTCGGCTCTCTTTGCAATCATCCCTTGCCGCAGTTCCATAAACTGAGGGTGGCTCAGCTTGTAATTGCTGTATGCCTGGCAAATGGCGATGTGGGCGTCGATGAGTTCGTTCTGGGTTTTGATTGCTGCAACCTGATTTTTGAATGCGTTGTAAGTTTTCATTGTGTCTGCCTCCGTTGTTCTTTGGTAGTACACATTATTGCTCTGAATCTGGTATATAGCAAGTTATATCTGCGGCATAAACTACACAATGATTAGCACCCGGAATTGTGTATATTACAGCTGTTTGCCGTAGCACTGATGAATGGTTTGCAGGATCTCATCCTGCTCCTTGGGTGCAATGCCCAGGGTTTCCAAAGCCTCCCGTGTGCCACAATCCGGACAAATCAAGGTTTTGTTGTCCAGCCGGGAAAGTGCCGGATGCTCGGTAAAGGTCTGCCCGCACTTGGGGCAGATGGTGGGATGCGTGTACTTTTCCTTCATAATCATTCCTCCGTTTTGCTATAGTCGTAAGCTTCCATCAAGGGGGCAAGGTCAAAGCCAAAGTCAAAGTAGCCTTGGGCGCAGACCCGGACATACATTTGGGAAGGTATGCCAAGCTCACGCTCTTCGTGCATAATGTAAACGAATACCTTTCGCTGCCGGATCTTTCCGGTTCGACAACCAGTGATGGGCAGTTCCATTTCCTTCTTGTAGTAGAAGGAGGGGTAACCCTCGTACCGATCCAAAGCCCTCTCGTCCGCCGGGGTAACCTCCCAAACGCCAACCGGCACCGAGCAACCTTCCTCCGGCTCGATGGTGAGGTAGGAGCCGGTCTTGCTGCCCTTGAACATCAGCCGGTAATCCGGAATCACCGAAGTGCCAATCATTCTGGCGTGGGGGCAACGCATCAGCATCTGCCGGACATTCAAGTTGCTACCGTAAGCCACATAGTATCTTTTTTCCATAATTCAATCCTCCTGTAAATCGTTCTGAAAGGGATGCCCTTCTACCACCTTAAGACCGCCGAAGCGGTCAAGGGGGAAACTTTGCCGTTAGGCTCGGCGCTCTGTCCGGAAGGCTGCATCACCCTCCAAACGCTTGGTCAGCAGATCCCGTGCGGTTTTGAATTCGTCACCGATGAAGCCAAGCCGGAGAAGCCAAGTCCGCATTGCGTATTTGGGGTTCTCGCTCTGTTGGGGCCTGGGGCTTGCGGTGCGGACTTCCTTAGCCATTTGGCTCAGCGCCAAGCAAAGCTGAATGTAGCTCTTGAGGTGTCCTGCGTGGAGTCCACCCTTGCGTTCAGCCGTGGGAGGATCAAATTGGAAAAGCCGGAACTCAACCGTGCCCTTGGTAAAGGTTGCGTGGAGGTTCAGCATATGGTATCGGCTGTCATTGTAGTGCTGGCTTCTGCCGTAGGAGGCATCGTGGCTTGTGTACCAAATGTCTGCCAGCTTGGACATTGTGGTGGGCTTCTTCTTGTTGATCTGCTCTAAGAACCGGGGGTCAACCGTCCGGCAGTACCGTGCGATTCTTCTGTGGCTCAAGTTGAGGGCGGCAGTGATAATGCTTTCGTGGCTTGCCATAATGTTGACCAGGTTGCGGAGGGTCTGCGGCGTGTGTCCCTTTGCACCAATGTGGATGTGGACTCCGCAACCTCTTGTGCAATCACTCTTGGCTCCGGCTTTGCGAAGCTTCCGGAGAAGCTCCTGCAAGGTCTCCATATCGCTGTAGGTGAGGATTGGGGTAACCATCTCGCATTTTTCGATGTCCGGTCCGGCAATGCTGACATCCTTTTGGAATTTCCATTCCCGGCCTTGTGCATCCCAGGCGCTCCAAGTTGCGTAGCCGTTGCGGTAGGCGGTATCTTCGTACCGGCCGGTACCAAAGTGGGTGGCTGCGACCTTCGCTGCCTGGGCTCGGGTGATGTTGTTCATCTCAACCTCGACCCCGATGGTCTGCTTCTTCATTTCAGCGATCTGCCGTTCAACTTTTGCGTTCATTTTGTGTACCTCCGTGTTGGTGTTTTCCCTTTTGGTAGTACACATATTCGCTCTACTTCGGCCATATAGCAAGTTATATTTGAGGCATAATATACACAACATTTTCGAGTGAAATTGTGTAGTTTACTGGTCGTTTTTTACCGCAATCTCAACATATACATTCTCGCAATCGCAGTCGATCATTTGCCCTCCGCACACGATGCAACGCTCGATGTCGCAGCCCCAATGATGGTAACGACCGTACTTGGCACCGCAGTCTGGGCAACGCTCTCCCGGCTCACCCCAGCCTTCATCACCGAAGCGAAGCCGGAGGTTCCACTTACCGTTGCAGTTAACTGTCCGCACCGTACAACCGTGGGAACGATTCATATCCTTTCCGCACACTATGCACTTGGCCATTACTCTACCACCTTTCGGCAGGAGTCCTCGCCGTAGACAATGCCCAGGCTAGAACCGCAGTCCCAACTGACATGGATTGTTCCAATGTCGTCAACATGGTGAACGGTCCCTCGGCTGCCGGGATGAAGCTTACGGTTGTAAGGATCGACCATATGGACAAGCTCCACACGGGTGCCCTTGGGGTAAGTTTCCTTTAGCCTTTGAAGGGCTGCTTTACTAATGCCAGACATCTTATTCGGCCTCCTTTCCAGTAGGTTGACCGCTTTTGAAGGCGGTGCTTCCGGTAAGGTTGCGGAGCAGGACCTTACGCTGGGTCTTGTGCTCATCGCCAATGAAACCGAGCCGGAGCAGGAAGCAGCGGAATGCGTACTTGTCATTGTCAGCTTTCTTCTCCTTGGCAACTACACGCTTTTGGGTGCGGGCCATTTCGCAGACCTTGCAGATGAAATGCTCATAGGCTTCCAACTCCTCCGGGGTCAAGGTTCTCTCAAACCAGGGGAAGGAAACTTTATCCTCCTCTTCGGTGACCGGAAGCTCCGTGCATCCAAGGGCTTTGCAGATCAGCGTTTTCTTTGCTGTCAGAATACCGTGCAGATTTGCAATTGCCTCATCCGTGAACAGGTTGCGAGGCAAGGAAATAACAACAGCGGTATCGTTGCCTTCAGACGGCTCCTCGTTTCCCTCTGCGGAAGTGGTGAAGTCCTCGATGCCTAAGCCCTCATTGATAAGGTGCTGCATCAGTCGGTCAATGGACTCATCCGGCAGCCGGTTTCCAATATTGATCCCGGCATCCTTGTCGATGACGATGCCGCCCACCTCATAGTTGAAAGTGGGGGCACCGGCATACTTGACAGGGTGGCCGGTCCATTTGGAAATGACCAATGCCATCCGCTTGCGTTCCTTACCCTGGGCGTTTGTTTTGATTGTCATAGTAGTGACCTCCTTTAATTTGGGTAGTCACATATTCGCTCTACTTGCCGGATATAGCAAGTTGTTTCTGCGACTAATAATGTAGAAAACACCGCCCAGTTATTGTGTATTAAACACAATGCCCGCAAGCACAAAAAAGACGCAGGGCAAGGCTACGCCATTTCCCCACATTTTGTATTCAGCTGCATCGGAATGGGGGCTTGCAAGCCATTTCCGGATCTGCTTTTCAGATTTGGGCTTGGTGTGGGGCGATACGATCTTCCGATGGGTCTCCCAAACCTCTGTCCAGAAAGCTACATCCTCATCCGTAGGCTTCGGTGTTTCCAGTCCGGAACACCACCAATCCGGGAAACCCTGCAACCGGGCGCATTCCGTAGGAGTCAGCCTGCGGACGGTATAGGTGGTATCCACCACACCGTTGTGGTAGCCGGGGCAGGTGCCGTTGAGGAGTGTATTTCCGCAGTCCTCTAAAACATACTGTCCGACATCTCTAGCGGTGGAAGGATCGAAGCCTAACGGAGTAGTGTTGATGATGGGCGGATCTTTATAATCCGTAGCCACCAGGGTATTGGCAAGCTCCTCTTCTGCCTGGGTAAAGAAGGATGCTTTACTGGAGGAGAAGGTCGGCGCAGCAACGGCGTGTTGCTCGGTGGCGTTAAGGGTATACATCACACCGGACTCACTATAGCCGTCCCCTTTGTGGGAGGGTCTGCTACCGTTGCCCTCAATCGCTATAGTTTTATCCTCCACGCATACCGCAGGCTCTCCGCCGTGGGTACAAGTAAGTGTTGGGGACATATCCTCTGTTACATTACAGGAGGACTTGCCACCACCTTGGTCTACACAGACAACCGCAACACCACCTTGATTGCAAGCGGGGTTTCCGCCGTTGGCATCCAGGGTGCGTGTGGTCTTTGCCTCATAAAAACCGCTGTGGGGATTGTCGGATTTCATTGCATTGCTGTCATAGGAGCAGATACCAAAGACCTTTGGTGCGAAAAGGGTCTGGTCATTATTGCAGGATAGTGTTGCAGACTTGTCCGTTTGGATAAGAGGACCTTTTCCTCCGCCAGCACACCCGCATCGTATTTTCATAACAAGCGGAACATTTCCACCACCGGTTCCCATTCGGGAGGTGAGAGTCTGTACATTCCCATCATCTGAAATCCCGACTCTGCTGTCAGCGGGATGGTTTTCCAATGCCAAAGTTGCAGGAACAACACCGGCACGGAGCGTAGGAGACCGTTCTGCCTCATAGCCGATGCTTCTGCTCTTGGCAGAATGTTCAGTGCAGAAGCCCGCTGCCTCCATAACCACCGGGGGATGGTGTGCTTCTGCCCGGAGGGTGCAGGTAACATCGTGGGTAACATCCATCCGGTTGCCGCCCTGGTCGTTCAGAACCACACCATTGCGACCGGTGGACATACCGCAGTTCACACCCAGGGTTGCAGCGGTTTCGCCGATGGTAGCGTTGTAGCCATCTAAGCCGAAGCCTGACGCTCCAGCGCCACCCTCAACACTTCCGGTAGCTCTTTGCCACGTGCGGAAGCCCTCCGCAGAATACCGAGACAAGCCCTCGGACTTAAAAAGTACGTCTCCGGCACATTTGCCTGCAAGATCGCCGACAAGGAAGATGCGTTTTCTGCGTTGGGGCAAGCCCCAGTGTTGAGCGTCAAGTACTCTGTACGCAACGCTCCATCCGTCTCCCATATAGCAGTCTGCTGTAGGCCATCCACCTTTTTCAGGCATAGGCACCGAGGGAGCTTCCGGTTCTGCGATGCGGATAATTGCATCGAGGACTGCTTGGAAGTCGCGGCCGGAATTCGATGAGAAGGCACCGGGGACATTTTCCCAGCAGATCCAACGGGGGTATTTGCCATTTGTGGCACACCTCATTTCTGTAATAATGCGGACGGCTTGATAAAAAAGGACGGATTGCTGTCCGTCCAATCCGGCTCTTTTTCCCGCCACAGACATATCAGTGCAGGGGGAGCCAAAACAGATGATATCCACCGGCTCAATCTTCCCGCCGTCCATTTGGGAGATGTCACCGTAGTGCTTCATAAAGGGCAGTCGTTTAGTGGTGACCCGAATAGGAAACGGCTCGATCTCCGATGCCCACACAGGTGTGACACCGGAAAGCAAGCCGGCCAAAGGAAACCCACCGGAGCCGTCAAACAGACTACCCAAGGTAAGTTGTTTATTCATTGTGGACCTCCACCTCTGCGTACTGGTAGGTTAGGCCATCCCGCTGTACAGACACACCGGCAGAGCTTCCAACCTGCTCAATGTACCGCTTCACGATTACATCACAGAACTTTTCATCCAGCTCCACGGTGTAACAAATGCGGTCAGTCTGCTCACAGGCAATCAGCGTACTTCCGGACCCACCGAAGGGGTCAAGCACCAGACTGTTGGTGAGGCTGGAATTCATAATGGGATAGGCCAGCAGAGGAATAGGCTTCATCGTGGGATGGTCACCGTTCTTCTTAGGTTTGTCAAATTCCCAAATGGTAGACTCCTTCCGACCGGTGTACCACAGATGCTTACCTTTCTTCTTCCAGCCATAGAGGCAAGGCTCGTGCTGCCACTGGTAAGGGCTACGACCCAGCACCAAGGATTGCTTTTTCCAAATGCAACAGCCGGACAAATAAAAACCCGCATCGGCAAATGCCTTGCGGAAGTTCAGTCCTTCTGTGTCTGCGTGGAAAACATAAATGGAAGCATCATCTGCCATCACGCCTTCTGCATTTTGGAAAGCGGCAAGCAGGAAACCATAGAAGGCTGCGTCTGCCATATTGTCGTTTTGGATCTTACCAGCAGTGCCTTCGTAATTGACATTATAGGGTGGGTCGGTGATTACCAGGTTGACCTTCTTGCCGCAGAGCAGCTGATCAAAGGTTTCCTCCTTGGTGCTGTCACCGCAGATGAGTCGGTGCCGGCCGAGCGTCCAAATGTCACCGGCCTTCGTGATGGTGGGCTTTTCCAGTTCCGCCGCAACGTCAAAGTTATCGTCTCTGACACCGTCCTTTACTGTATCCCGGAAAAGGTCATCGATCTCCGCAGGGTCAAAACCGGTAAGGGAAACATCAAAGTCAGAACCCTGTAGATTTGTAATCAGCAGTGCTAACTTGTCCTTGTCCCAATCGCCGGAAATCTTGTTCAGTGCGATATTCAGAGCTTTTTCCTTTTCCCGGTCCATCTCCACAACGACACAGTCCACTTCCGTGACGCCCATATCCTTGAGAACCTTGAGACGCTGATGCCCACCAACTACATGGCCGGTGGTAGCATTCCAAATAATCGGCTCAACATAGCCAAACTGCTCCAGGGAACGCTTCAGCTTCTCATACTCGGCATCACCGGGCTTGAGTGCTTTCCGGGGATTGTAGTCAGCAGGCACAAGGTCGTCCAGCTTTTTCTTTTTGATAATCATACAAGCCCCCATTCTGCGAACTTCTCAAAGCCGCCCACAGATTGGATATGCTTTCTTGCTACTTCCACGATTTCCGCATAGGGAACACCGCCAACGGTATCATCACCGATGGCGCAGCACAGCTCCACGGGCTTGCCGGTTTCCTGTGCCTTGAGCCAAGCGTAAATATTCACGCTGACATCTGCCTTGCTGAGATCCTTGCCGTGCAGACCGCCACCGGTAACAGAGTCAGCCATATCACTGCCCAGCTTCCGGTTGGTAGCGCCGGTATCCACATCCGTGCCGCCAGTCCAATCGCCCAGGGGATTGACCTCCGCACCGGGGAAAATGGAGCGCACCTCATCTCCGTTAGCATAGCTTTGACAGATGATGAGTCGGTCACCGTCCAGGATGTATTTGCCATCGCAGCGGTTGAAAGCATAGATAGCCCGGGCTATGCCGGTCAGCTTCTTCTGCTCGGCGGTCACAGGCACACCCTTAAAGATGCCGTTGTCACCGCAGCGGAAGCCGTCCTTTTGGTTTGCAGCCAGATGCTTGTCCTGGGGAACGATTACAATATCGTGACCCACGGGGCCTGCCAGTCGGCAGATTGCCTTTGCTACATCTATTTCCTGAATCGGAGCAGAGGTTTCGATGATGGCGTGGCACATATCGTGGCCGATCAGCACCTCAACTGCGATTTTGGGATCTTCCTCAATTGCATAAGCCAGGTCAACAACGGCACCTGCAATGCGGTCTGCGATTTTGTCCGGATGTGCCGGATTTACTTTTTCAAACATAAATGGTTACCTCCAAGTGTTTTAGTGTCCGCGCCGTGCTGTCAGCAGACGCTCCATAAGGTCATC